GTTTTAAAGCACAAGAAGTAGAAGTTTTAGAAAAAGCAGCAGGATATGATAAAGATAATAACACTAACTTAACTATAAACTTATCAAGCGATGGAAAACAATATAGTATGAAGTATGAAAATCTTGTACCTATATTAGTTAAAGCAATACAAGAACTAGAAGCTAGAGTAGCAACTTTAGAAAGTTAAAAGGAGAATAATATGGCAACAGTATCAGAAATATTAACAGCAGCAACAGATAGCATAACATTAATTAATAATATTAAAGATGGAAGTTATAATGTTGGAGATATGACACAAACTGAAATAAATGAAATGGTTCAAAGAAATGTAGACCATTTAGAAATTATTTTAGAATATACTGACCCAGATGTTAAAGGTAGTTCAGATGATAAAACATCTTATACTACTGCTGTTGCAACTGGTAAAACATATATAACAGATAATAGTTAAGTATGCCAATAAGTCAACCTTATACAGTCGCAGTAAATGGAGGTTTAGTAGAATCATCTAATGTAATTGATTTACTTAAAACTCCCGGAGTTGCAAAAGACTTAAGAAACTTTGAGGTTTCTACAGAAGGTGGCTACAGAAGAATTAATGGGTATCAAAAGTTTGGTACTACAAGTGCTACACAACCTACAGGTGGTACAACAAATATATTAGGTGTATTTCCTTATGCAGATGGTGTAATAGCTACTGCAGGTACAGGAATATTTTTTACTAATGATGGACAAACTTGGGTAAATATAGGTAGAAGTTCTGTATCAAGTAGTGGTGATAACTATTCAACCTTTACAGGTAGAAGTACACTAACAAGAACTTCACAAGGTCAATGTCAGTTTACATTATTTGATGGAGCTACATTTGATTATGGTCAAGTTATTATAGCTGATGGTGCTAACAAACCTTACATATTTAGAATGGAAGGCACAGGAGTATTAACATCTAGAACATTCTTTGCAGAAGAAATAACTGTAACAGGAACAAAGGGTGTTAAATATGTTACAACTCACGATAAACATTTAATAGCTGCAGGAGTTGAAGATAATTTAAGCACTATATTTTTTAGTGCTACATTAGACCCTACAAGCTTTAGTGGTACTGGTTCAGGTTCTATAGTAGTAGAAGACCAGATAGAAGGAATTAGAGGATTCCGTAATGAGTTATTTATATTTTGTACTAACAGTATATTTAAATTAATAAATATAAATGATTCAAGTAATATAGCTATAGTACCAGTTACAAAGAATGTAGGCTGTTTAAGTGGTTATAGTATTCAAGAGATTGGTGGTGATTTAATATTTTTAGCACCAGATGGATTAAGAACAGTTGCCGGTACTGCAAGAATCGGAGATGTTGAGTTAGGTACAGTTAGTAAAGCTATACAACCTTTAGTATCTGACCTAGCAGAAAATATAAATTCATTTGTTATAAGTAGTGTTGTATTAAGAGATAAATCACAATACAGATTATTTTATACAGATACAAGTTTAGAACAAACACAACAAAAAGGAATTATAGGAACATTAAGACCAAACGGGTTTCAATGGTCAGAGACAAGAGGATTAGAAGTTACTGCTATAGGTTCAGGATTTGATAATAATAATGTAGAACAATATTATCATGGAGATACAAATGGTTTTGTTTATCAACATGATACAGGAAATAGTTTTGATGGCAGTAATATATTAGCTAGGTTTGAAACACCTAACTATGATTATGGTGATTTAGGAACATTAAAAACTTTACACTATGTAAGAGTTTCAGCAAGTTCAGAAGGTATTGTTGAACCAAACTTACAAGTAAGATTTGATTATGGTAATACAGATATACCACAACCACCAAATTTATTTGATATAGGAATTATTAATCCACCTTCAAAGTTTGCAGATGCATTGTTTAATACAAATGTATTTGGTGGAGGAGATAATCCTTTAATAAGAGTTCCATTACAAGGAAGTGGAACAAGTAACAATTTTACAATTATAAGTGATGACACAAAAGCCCCATATACTATAAATGGTTTTTATGTAGATTACATACCTTCAGGCAGGAGATAATAAATGGCAGGATATACAAGACAAAGTTCATTTGCAGATGGAGATACAATTACTGCTGCATTATTCAATAATGAATATAATCAGTTAGTAAATGCATTTAACAACTCAACAGGACACGCACACGATGGCACAGCAGCTTCTGGACCAGTTATAGGTTTAATTGGTGATGCAGGAGAAACTTCTCCAAACAACAAAGTATTAATAGACACTACAAATAATCATATAGAATTTTATGTAGAAGTATCTAGTAGTTCAGTACAACAGTTAAGAATACAAGATGGTGCTATTGTTCCTATTACAGATAATGATATTGATTTAGGTACTAGCTCACTTGAGTTTAAAGATTTATATATAGATGGCACAGCTCATGTAGATGCTATAAACTTTAATGGTACAGCTATTACATCAACTGCTGCTGAACTAAACATATTAGATGGAGTAACATCCACAGCAGCCGAACTTAATATTCTTGATGGTGTAACTGCTACAGCTTCAGAATTAAATATAATGGATGGAGTTACTGCAACAACAGCAGAACTAAACATTATGGATGGTGTAACTGCAACTACTGCTGAATTAAATATAATGGATGGTGTAACATCTACAGCAGCAGAATTAAATTTATTAGATGGTAAATCTTTTCTTGATGAAGATGATATGTCTTCTAATAGTGCTACAGGTATTGCTTCTCAACAATCTATTAAAGCTTATGTAGATTCACAGGTTACAGCACAAGATTTAGATGCTACTACAGATAGTGGTACAATAGCAATAGATTTAGATAGTGAAACATTAACTATTGCAGGTGGTGAAGGTATTGATACCTCTGCTTCAAGCAATACAATTACTATTGCTGCTGAAGATGCAACAACAAGTAACAAAGGTGTTGCTTCATTTGATAGTGATGACTTTACAGTTTCTAGTGGAGCTGTAAGTTTAGCAACAACATCTACTGCTGCAGAATTAAATATATTAGATGGTGCTACAGTAACTACTGCAGAACTTAATATACTTGATGGAGTTACAGCAACTGCTACAGAACTTAACTTACTTGATGGTGTTACATCAACTACAGCAGAGTTAAATATTTTAGATGGTGTTACAGCTAGTGCAACAGATATAAATCTTATAGATGGTATAACAAATGGAACAGTAATAGCAAGTAAAGCTATTATAACAGATGCAAATAAAGATATTACTGGTGGTAGAAATATAACTATTAGTGGTCAACTTGCTGCAGCTACTTTAGATATTAGTGGTGATGTAGATGTTGATGGTACATTAGAAGCTGATGCTATTACAGTAAATGGTACAACACTAGCAGAAACAATTAGTGATACTGTAGGAGCTATGGTAACTTCTAATACAGAAACAGGAGTTACAGTAACTTATGATGATAGTGACAATACATTAGATTTTGTTATTGGAACACTTAATCAAGATACAACAGGTAATGCAGCTACAGCAACAGCTTTAGAAACTGCAAGAACTATTCATGGTGTATCATTTGATGGTACAGCTAATATAGACCTAACAGAAGTTGTACAAGATACAGTTGGTGCTATGTTTAGTTCTAATACTGAATCAGGTATTACAGTTGATTATCAAGATTCTGATGGTACAATAGATTTAACAGTAGGAACTCTTAATCAAAACACTACAGGTTCAGCAGCTACTTTAACAACTGCAAGAACTATTGGTGGTGTAAGTTTTGATGGTAGTGCTAATATAGTACCTACAACATTTAATGCAGCTACATTCTCTGGAGATGTTAATGTAGATAGTGGTGTATTATTTGTAGATGTAAGTGAAAATAAAATTGGTGTTAATGAAACAAGTCCAACAGTTTCTGTAGATTTAGGTTCAAATACTGATGCGATTTTATTACCAAAAGGTACAACAGCACAAAGACCAACTGCAGAAGCAGGTCAATTTAGATATAACACAACTACTGGAGAGTTTGAAGGTTATACAGATGCATGGGGTGCAATAGCTGGTAGTGGTGGTGGAACTGCTCCAAGTCTTGACACTATGACTGGAGATGGTTCTGATACTACTTTAACTTTAAGCACAGCACCAATAAATGAAAATGCAACTTTTGTAACTATAGATGGTGTACTACAACATAAAGATACTTATTCAATATCAGGAAATACATTAACATTTTCTGAAGCTCCTCCTAGTGGTGCAAAAGTTGAGTCTATTACATTAACTACAACTACAAGCACTACTGCTAATATTTTAAGTGATGCAGATGCAGATACTAAAATTCAAGTGGAAGAATCAAGTGATGAAGATACTATAAGATTTGATATAGCTGGTGCAGAAGACTTTACTATGACTGCTAATACTTTAAATGTTTTATCAAGTAGTAATGTAAGTTTTGCAGATAATTCCAAAGCTAAGTTTGGTGCTAGTGACGATTTACAAATTTTTCATGATGGCTCAAATTCAAGAATACAAGAAGCTGGTACTGGTAGTCTTTTAGTAAGAGGTACTAATTTACAATTACAAGATTCAGATGGTTTTGATTATTTAACATGTACAGATGGTGGCGATGGTGGAACTGTAGTTTTAAAACATTTAGGTTCAGCAGTTTTAAGTACAGCTAGTGGTGGTATAACTGTAACAGGTACAGTTAATGGCATGACAATAGAGCAAGGTGGCTTTACTTGTCCAACAAGTCAAAACTTTGCTATTAATTCACCTAATGGATTAAGAATTAACATTGATTCTAATAATGATGGTACTGCAGAAAATTTTGTTATAGGTAATAATCAAACAGCAGTAGATTCAAGTAATAATGTATTATTTTTAGTTCAAGAAAGTGGAAAAGTCTCCATAGGAGGAACAAATCCAAACGCAACTTTACAAGTTGGTGAAGGCACAACATCTGGTGATGCAACTAATCCTGCAATACAAATAGGTAGAACTTCTAGTTATAGATTTGGTATGTACGCATCTACAGAAGGTGCTGTAATAGAAAATAAAAATGGTGATGATGGTATTCAGTTTAGAGTAAAAACTAAAGGAGAGGCTGTAAGAATAGATGGTGGTACAGGAGATGTAGGAATCGGCACTAGCTCACCTCAATCAGCATTACATATTGCTGAGGGTGGTTCAGGTTCTGATGGTGGTTCAGTTCTTACTCTATCACAAACAGGCTTTGGCTCTATTGTTAATAATGATGATTTAGGTAGCGTACACTTTGGTGGTGTAACAAGTGGTGGAGTTGGCAGTCATGCTTGTGCAAAAATTATGGTAGAAGGTGATGGCACATTTGCTGCTGCTGATTTTCCTACAAGAATGACATTTCACACTACAGAAGATGGTGGTGATACTTTAACTGAAAGAATAAGAATTACAAATAATGGTAACTTTATATTACAAGATGGTTGTCCGATACAAGGTGGTGAAGATGGAAGAGCAGGTGCAGTAACAGTTGGCACAAGCTTTGTAACAGTTTTAGATTTTTCTGGTTTAGGAGGAGCAAACAAAAGTAGAGGTTTTTATTTAGTAACAGTTGTTAGAGAAGGTGCAAGTGTTGGAACATCTATAACATTAGAAGTTGGAGTTTCAAGTAGTGGTCTTGTAGTTATTTATAACACTATACAAGCTAATGGCTTATCAGCACAAGCATCAAATGCACAAATACAAGTAAAACAACCATCAGGTGGTAATATAATTGTTCACGCTACAGCAATACCAATATCTATACAAGGCACAGACCAATAGGAGAAATAAAATATGGCAGTAACAGTACAAGAAGCACAAGCAGTACAATCAGTTTTTGTGCAACGAGAATATCATTATAAAAAAATAGCTGATAAATATATGGCTTTATATCAACTAGGAAAATGCACCAAAGAAGAATGGGAAGCAAAACGACAAGAAGTAAAAGATATGCTTCCTTATCCTAGTGGTGTAGATAAAAAAGAAGCTTTAGATAAAATTGTTGAATTAACAGGCTGGTCATACAGTACATAAAAAGGAAAATAATATGGCAATAGGATATACTTGGGATGTTAGCACTTGTGATACATACCCAACTAAAGATAGTAAAAGTGATGTAGTCTATAATGTACATTGGAGACTTACAGCAACTGATGATACTAATAAAGATAGCGATGGTAATAACTGGACTGCTACTATTTATGGTTCTCAGAATGTTGACACTTCAGACCTTTCAAGCTTTATAGAATGGTCTAGCTTAAAAGCTAGTGATGTTCAAGGTTGGGTCGAAACAGCTATGGGTAGTGATGCTGTTACTGATATGAAAGCATCATTAGATGCAGCAATAGCTGAAAAGATTACACCTACTAGCATAACTAAAACACTTAGTTAGTTATGGAACTAACACCTTATTTATTTTGGAACATCTTTATAACTTTGGTGTTAGCTCCTGTGCTTTATGGTATTCGTGGAAATACTGCAGAAGCTAAAAGAATTGACATACTCTTAAATAAGACTCGTGAAGAAATTGCAAAAGACTATGTAACTAAACAAGAATTAAAAGATGATATGAATATTCTAATTGATAGATTAGAAAAATTACATGAAAAGGTTGACAAACTCTTTGAGGTAAAGTAAAATGGCAAAACAAAAGAAAAAAAGAAATAAAAAATATAGACAAAAATATACTACAGGTGGTAGACTAGATATGCGTACAGGTGGTAGAGTATCTTTAAGGCATGGTGGTCCTCATGGATTAGAAACAATGGAAGTACCTGAAAAAGAAGATGAAATGTCTATAGATAGAGGTTCTCCTGTAAGAACTGTTATACCGGGAATGGGTGAAACAATACCTCAACCTAGACCTCAACCTAGACCTCAACCTAAGACACCAGACCCTGCACCCCCTACACCAGACCCTATTTTTATAGATGATGATTTTGATAGATTTGCAAGACCACAACCAACACAACCGGGTGTAAATGTTCCTGATTTTACGCCGGGTGTTCAAAGAGGTAAGCAAGAAAATGGTGGAGGTGGCACTAAAGAAAACGGAGGTGGTGGCTCTGGTGGCTCTGGTGGTAAAGGTACTGGCAAAGGTGGTGGCAAAGGTGGTGGCACAGGTGGCACAGGTGGCACAGGTGGTACAGGTGGTACAGGTGGTACAGGTGGTGCTACAGGTGGTACAGGTGGTGCTACAGGTGGTACA